CGAGGCCATGACTTTTGCTGCTTTTGGCATACATAAACGACTCGTTGAGGAAGAAGGGTTTGACCCGAAGAGCGATGAGTACTATACTGAGTTAGATCGACGAATTGAAGATAAGTTTAATTTGTCACCTAAGGACACTGGCAGAAGACCCGTTCAGACTGTTGCCGGTGTTTCAAGAAGTTCTGGACGCAATAGTGGGAAGAAGGTTAGACTCACCCCTAGCCAAGTTGCAATAGCAAAGAAATTGGGTGTGCCGCTAGAAGAATATGCGAAATACGTGAAGGAGTAAATTTATGAGCATTGAAAATATAGATCAACCGATTAAAAGAGCTTCTCGCGCTAATGAGACTAGGGAGAAAACGGCAAAAAGAAAGCCGTGGGCTCCACCCTCCATGTTAGATGCACCCCCTGCACCTGACGGTTTTAAGCACCGTTGGATAAGGTCCGAAACTCGTGGATTTGATGACACTAAGAATATTAGTGCTAAGATGCGCGAAGGTTGGGTATTAGTTCGTAAGGACGAATATCCTGATTTTGAGGCTCCTGTAGTTGAATCAGGGAAATATGAAGGAGTGTTTGGCGTGGGAGGATTGATGCTTGCTCGTATTCCAGAGGAAACAGCCAAAGAAAGAAGTGATTACTTTGCTTCAAAGAATCACGACCAGATGGAAGCTGTGGACTATGACATGATGCGAGAAAACGCACATTCAACCATGACGATTTCTAAACCAAATCGTCAATCCCGTGTAACCTTCGGTGGTCCTCCAAGGAATAATAAAAGTTAGGGCTACCTCATTATTGAAAGAAAATAAGTAATGGCAAATGCAGATACCTCTTATGGTTTACGCCCGTTGTCTAGGCAGGGCTCTTCAGTCTCGTCTACGGGTTTAACTGAGTATCGTATTGCGTCCGACAACAGCAACCCAATCTACCAAGGCATGGCGGTTATTCCGTTAGCTGCGGGAGTTATTGACGATCTACAGGCAGCCGCCGGTGGTAACGTCGCTATTTGTGGTGTTTTTGGCGGATGTGAATACGTTTCTAGTACTACTGGCAAACCAGTGTACTCCAATTACTGGCCGGGTTCAGGCGCGGATTCAAATCATCCCGTCAAAGCTTTTTTGTATGACGATCCAAATCAGTTGTTTCGCATAGCTACATCTAATGTAGTTGCTGCAGCAAACACTGAAGCGGAAATTCGTGCAGCGGTCTTTGCAAACATTGCGTTTGCAACCGGTAATAGCGGATCTACCACAACTGGTGTTTCTTCTGCGACAGCAGATTTAAACACTATCGCAACCACCAACACCCTAGCTCTTAGGATTATGGGGGTCTTAGATGATCCTGCTAATGCTGATTTCACGGCTGCTGGTATTCCATTAATTGTTCGTATAAACAACCACTTCAATGCGCCTACTGGCTCCATTGCTGCGGCCACTGTTTCTACAACTGGCGTATAAGGAGCTTAAATCATGGCTATAACTCGCGCACAATTAGCGAAAGAGCTTGAACCGGGCCTTAACGCCTTGTTTGGACTAGAGTATGATCGTTATGAGAACGAACATTCTGAAATCTTTGAAGAAGAATCATCAGACAGAGCTTTTGAAGAAGAAGTGATGCTTGGTGGTTTCTCTACTGCACCTGTAAAGTCAGAGGGTGGAGCAATTAGTTTTGACGATGCACAAGAAGCCTACACAGCTAGGTATACGCATGAAACTATTGCTTTAGCGTTCTCTATAACAGAGGAGGCGATTGAAGATAATCTTTATGATCGTCTAGCTTCTCGTTATACGAAAGCGTTAGCCCGCTCTATGGCTCAAACCAAGCAAATAAAAGCAGCAGCTATCTTGAATAATGCTTTTACTGCGGGGGCAAGTGCAATAGGTGATGGCGTGGCTCTATGCGCAAGCACTCACCCTTCCTTATCAGGAAATCAAACTAATGTTTTATCAACCGCTTCCGATTTAAACGAGACTTCATTGGAGCAAATGTTGATAGATATTGCAGGATTTACTGATGAGCGTGGATTGAAGGTGGCAGTTCGTGGTACAAAACTTATAATTCCAAAAGAATTACAGTTTATCGCGGAAAGAGTTCTTAATTCTAACCTACGCCCGGGAACAGCAGATAATGATATTAACGCTAACAGGAGCATGGGTATGCTTCCTGAAGGTGCTGCTGTAAATCACTTCCTAACGGATACTGATGCTTGGTTTATCAAAACCGACTGTCCAAATGGTTTCAAAATGTTTAACAGAGCTGCAATAAAAACAGCAATGGAAGGCGATTTTGATACAGGAAACATGAGATTTAAAGCTCGTGAAAGATATTCTTTCGGTGTTTCCGATTGGCGGTGTGTTGCGGGTACTCCCGGAGCATAACTTAAAAATAAACGAAATAATGAAAGGCGACACTTGTCGCCTTTCTTTTTTTGCTATATAATCTCCGGAGAAGATGATCTTCTGACAATCGTAAAATGCGATTGACCATTGCCAAGACAGGAGAGTCCATATGGCTAATTCAACTTTTAACGGACCGGTTCGGTCCGAAAATGGCTTTAAAGTCGTTTCTAAGAACAGTACCACAGGCGCATACACTGATACAGCAGTCATTGCTTCAACAGGTATTGTCACTAACAAATATGTAAAACACGTTGGTTTTGCTACAGGTGTTACCGTAAATACCACGGCAGGGGATAGCCCCGCTATTGGGGAGTTTACTCAACCCGCAAACACCATCATTACAGACATTAAAATCTGGTGTGTTACTGCGCCCGTGATTGGGACCGGTGATATAGGATATGAAGTTGGAACTAGCAGTTCTGGCGCACAAATTGTAGCCGCTCAAACAGATGAAATTTTAGACGGGGGTACTACAGTTGTTCAGAACAACGTAACGGTAACTTCTTTGGTTCTTCAAACACAGGATGGCACAACAGCCCCGGCTTCTGTTCAGTATACAGACACAGAAAGAACAATTTATTGTAACATCACAAATACTGTGGATGCTACAACTGCCGGTTCTTTTACGTTTATAATTGAGTATGTGCAAGTTGCATGATTTAACTAGGTGGGGGTAAAACCTCACCTACACATTAGGAGAAATTAATGGCAGATGCAGTTACTTCACAAACTTTAATAGATGGCCCACAAACGGCTGTAATGAAATTTACAAATGTTTCAGATGGTACAGGCGAAAGTGCCGTTAAAAAGGTGGACGTGAGTGCTTTAAGTAATAGCGCAAGCGGTCTTGCTTGTACTGGTGTTGTTATAGAGAAAATGTGGTGGCAGTGTATTGGGATGAAAGTAAAACTACTTTTTGATGCCACTACGGATGCTTTTTGTATTGAGTTAGGAGAAAACCAAAGTGGTCATCACGACTACACTAGCTTTGGAGGCTTAACAAATAATGCGGGTTCTGGAGTTACAGGCGATATTATGTTTACTACAGTAGGACATACAAGTGCAGACACTTACACGATTATTTTATATATGCGTAAAAAATATGGCTAGGATCCTTGAGGTTTCCCCAACTTCCCACTCCTTTTTTAAAGGGGTGGGAAATATTTTTGCGTTGTTATTTTTCTATTTATGTTTTCTTTTGGAGGATAGATGGTGAGATCAGGAATAAGCGCGGTCTTTCAACGCCTCAAAAAAGTTCTGACAAGTCTTTTTTGGTGGAGAAAGACGAAGAAAACCAAATCGACGGCAAAAAAAAGAAAAAAGGCAAAACCATAGATGGCGGTATCAGGTAGCACAGATTTTGAACTAGACGTAGTAGAATACATAGAAGAAGCCTTTGAGCGTTGTGGGCTTGAAGTCCGTACAGGCTATGATCTTAAAACGGCTCGACGTTCCCTTAATTTGATGTTAGCAGAATGGGCAAACCGTGGTTTAAACCAGTGGACCATTAAACAAAGAACGCTTTCTTTAACGGAATCAGACGGAGAATATGATTTAGGAACAGATATAATTGATATTTTGTCCGTCGTTGTAAGAAGAAATAGCACAGATTTTGGCTTAGAAAGGGTAAGTAGAGACACTTTTATTAATATTCCTAATAAAACTACGGAAGGTAGGCCAAGCCAATTTTTCTTAGATAGGCAAATAACGCCCAATTTAAAAATATGGCCTATTCCCGAAAATAGCACGGATGTAATTCGTTATGATGCTTTGACAAGAATTAATGATGCGGACACTCAGATAAACACTATGGATGTTCCTTTTAGGTTTTATCCATGTTTGGCGGCAGGGCTTGCTTATTATATGTCTATGAAGAGAGCCCCTGAGAGAATACAGTTGCTGAAAGCAGCTTATGAAGAAGAGTTTCAAAGAGCAATGACTGAGGATAGAGATAGGGCTTCTTTTAATGTTGTTCCTCAGTTTGAATATTTTAGGACAACCTGATGGCAAAATATGCTAGTGGAAAAAGGGCTTATGGAATATCTGATAGATCAGGTTTTAGGTACAGATATCGGGATTTACGGAAAGAGTGGAACGGTGCGGTTGTAGGATATGATGAGTTTGAACCAAAACAACCTCAATTATTTCCCTCAAGAAAAGTGTTTGATGCACAGGCTTTAAGGGATGCTAGACCGCAACCTATAGATACCACTTCTTCTTTTGAAGTTAAAACAACGAATGGTATAGTAAGTTTAGGAAATGGTAATTTTGCGACTTATGGAGTAGCGGAGCTACCTTCGGGAATTAAAATTACAGATGCCCTCGTTTCAAGCGTAGGGACAGTGACGGTGACTACATGAGCTTTACATTAACAACTTTACGTGACGCTATAAAGAATTATTCAGAGAACACTGAAACTAGCTTTGTAAATAATTTAGATTTGTTTATTAGACTAGCCGAAGAGCGCATTTTAAAAACGGTGCAGTTAAATGTTTTTGAAAAGAATGTGTCGGGAACGATGACTTCTAGTAATCAATATTTAGCCTGTCCCAGTGATTTTTTAGCTCCAAACTCTTTAACTATTACAAACAGTAGTTCTTTCTCCTATTTACAATTTAAAGAAAAAGAGTTTGTACAGACCTTTACACCTAACCCTGCGACTACAGGGGCTCCACGGTATTATGCTCAATTTGATGTAGATAATTTTGTAATAGCCCCTACTCCTGATAGTGGATATACTGTCAACCTCAGTTATTTTTACAGACCCGCTAGTTTATCGGAAAGTACTATTACGTTTACAGTAAGTAGTAGCTCTTCTTTTACGGTGGGGGAAACTGTTACTGGAGCAACCTCAGGTTCTACGGCTAAAGTTACGGCAAAACCTTCTAGCACGACGATGACTGTTATTGTGCCTTTAGAGGCTTTTACTGCTACAGAAACCATTACAGGGGGAACTTCAAGTGCCTCTACAACGCTTTCTTCGTTTACTTCGGATACCACAGAAACATGGTTAAGCACCAATGCGGAGTTAGGACTACTTTACGGAGCCCTAGTAGAATGTTATGTATATATGAAGGGCGATCCCGCTATAATGAATATGTATAGCACTCGATTTATGGAAGCCTTGGGTAGATTGAAAAATCTTGGGGAGGCACAGGAAGTCATGGATGAGTATGCAATGGGTGAGATTAGAAAGGCTAGAACATAATGCTTACAGAAGCTTTAGGAATGAGCAATGACTTTTCGGTTGAAGTACAAACAACCGATAATAGGGGACAAACCCCAGAAGAAGTAGCAACAAGATGCGTTAATAAGATTATTGGTGTATCTGAAACCGCCCATCCTGCGATAAGAGAGCAGGCTTATGCGTACCGCGAGGAGATGGAGAAAATTATTGCAATTTATATGAGACAAGCTATCAAGAGTGATAGAACAACAATTTATAATGCAATAAAAGATTCAGGCAACCCTAAACTAGCAGAATATGTAAGGAGAATGTAATGGCTTTTACGGGAAACTTTTTATGTACGTCTTTTAAAACAGAACTTTTAAAAGGTGTTCATAATTTTACGGCAACTACGGGAAATACGTTTAACGTAGCCCTCTACGATAATAGTGCTTCTTTTACAGCAGCCACGACTGCTTACACTTCAAGTAATGAGATTAGTGGAACTAATTACTCTGCAAAGGGGCAAGCTCTTAATCCTGTAACACCTACGGCAAGTGGAACAACGGCTTTAGTTGATTTTGCGGATGAGGTGTTCAGTAATGTTACAATAAGTAGCGTTAGAGGAGCTATGGTTTTTAATGAGACGGCAACGGGGGATCCGTCGGTCTGTATTTTAGATTTTGGTGCGGATAAAGCAGCCAGTAGTGGTGATTTTACTATTGTGTTTCCTACTGCTGATGCCAGTAACGCGATTATAAGGATTGCTTAATGTCGATTAATAATGTCGCTGCATTTCAAGGATGGAATAGTTCCCTAACTTCGTGGAACGCAGGGACATGGAATACC